GCAGTGAAGCTCTGCCCGAGCATCCGGCGCCCGGCGTGGGCCCGGATCGAGCCCACCACCACCGCGCCGTTGACCGCGGCGCCCGCGGCGTTGAGCACCTCGGCTGTGATGTCCGCGATCTCCTCGCCGAGCAGCCTACCGCCGACGATCTGCGCGGAGGGGCGGAGCATCCCGGAGAGATCGATGCTCACCGGGTGGACATCGGTGGTGGTGACCGCCACGCTCTGTCGTGGGGTCGTCTGGCCAGGAAGGCGGTCCTGGAGCACGATTGGCTTGTACGCCTGCAACGTCTCGATGTAGCCGTTGAGCGCCGCGGATGGATCCACGGAGCTCTGACCGTTGGCCGCGCCGGTGTTGCCGTAGTAGAGCCAAGCCACGATCACGCTCGGAGCCTGGTAGTACGGCGCGGAGTCGATCTCCAGGGTGCCGGTCTTGTTGGCCTTCGAGAAGGTCCCCGCAGCCCACTCGTAGGCGAGCGCCGTCACGCCATCATGCTTGGTGACGCGCATCTCGTAGCCGTTGGTGTCGATGGTCGCCCAGAAGTGCTCAAGCGTCGTCTGGAGAACACATGTCACGTCGTTCGTTCCGGCCCCCGCGAGCGCTGATGCGTCGGCGGTGATGGGGAGTCGGTAGGACCAGCCGGAGAGCCACATGCTATGCCCCCGTCGCCACGTTGATCTTGACGTCGACGCGGACGCTCGCGATTCCGTAGGCCCCGAACTGAATGAGGGCGCCAGAGAAGGCGGTCCCGTCGCATAGGATGTCACGCACCCCGGCAGAGCGCAGGGCTAGTGAGCGGTTCGCCTCGATGGACCGGAGCACGTCGTCAAGGAGGTCCATGGCGTCGAGCTGCTGTTTCCCGGGATCCTCGTCGGAAGGCACCATGGCCTCGACGCGGAACGAGATCGCACGGCTCCATCGGGTCAACTCGGGGCCCGGGGTTGTGACAATCTGCTCGACGGCGATGAAGGCCGCGGCTTGGCCTGGATGGACGTTCGCGGTGGCCATGCCGTAGCGGACCTGATCCGTTCCGTCGAGATTGTAGTGGTAGCCACCGGCGACCGTGATCCCGGTGAGCGCGGAGTAGATGGCCGCGGCAGCCTGGCGGGTCACGGAGTCAGCCACCGCTCGCCTCCTTCTCGGCTTCGTCGAGCACCCGTTCCAACAACGCAGAGAGCGTGCCCTCCAGGTATCCCGAGGTCGTCTCGACGGCGCGCATGAGGAAGTGAGTCCCGGGGATGGTCACGCTGTGTTTGAGCACATACCACGGAATCCCGGTCAAGCGGTCACGCAGAAGCAGGTTCCCCGCCTTGGAGCGGTAGAGGAAAAACTTGTCCGGGGCCGAAACCCGGAGCGGCCTAGGGAATCGGTCCACACCAGCGGCCGTCTTGGCGGCCTCAAGCGGGATGCGGAGCATCTTCGCAGTCCTTGGAAGCTGGACCCCGCCGAACTCCTGCATCGCGGCGTAGGGCACCCCTGGGCGGGCCGGGTCAGACCCGGAGCCGATGGCGAGATCGAGGCTCCCAGGTTCCTCGCGGACGAGCCCGGCGATTGAGGCGCGAAGATGGCCCATGCGCGCATGGGGGCGGTCGGTCGCGTTCTGCCTCGCTGCGGCATTGCCCACGAGGGCGCCCGCCTTGAGCTCCGCGATAAGGGCCTTGCGGAAGCCGCCCTGACCCGCGACACGGCGCAGGCCATCGGCGAACTCCTCGGGGGTCTGCGCGGTCACAGCAGGGCCCCGCGCTGCATGAGGGGATGAAGCAGCTCGCGGACGCTGGCGGGCATCGTCTCGTCCCGGAGCGATTCAACGACCTGCATCCCGGAGATGGATTGCTTCCCGTGGCGGCTGCGGAGCTGGTAAGCGTGGGCGGCCCAGAGCTTCGCGGCGAGCTTGACGGTCTCGGGAACCGTCGCGAATCCGCAGGTTGCCACAACCTTGAGCGCGCGATGCGACCGCGACCATGCCCCATGCGACGACGACGGGAGGAGGACTACCTGGCCGCGGGCCTTGTCGGTCGTCCAGTTGGTCGAGGCGACCTCGAAGGCGGCCCCATAGCCCCAGTCCTCATCCTCGTGGATGGTCGTGATCGATGCAAGGGGGCGGGGGAGGTAGAGCGTCTGCCCGTCCTCGGACACCTCCCAGCCGTCGGCGGCAGGGAGGTAGAGGGTATACGCCTGGTCTTCCAGGGTGTAGAGCGTCCCGGTGCTGTCGTAGGCCGGGAATCCGCAGTACCTTGCCATGGCTCCATCGACGGCAGTCACCAGCGCGGCGATCACTGTGTCATCCCCGGACAGCCCGGGGAGGAACTCGCGCACCTCTGCGGCGGTGATCAAGGCCACGCGTCACCGGCCCCTGCGGCGGGCGTCCCGCCGTGGTTCGGGGACGGTTTGCGGCTTCACGGGGGCGACGGTGGCCCTGCGCGCATCTGCGTCTCCTGGGGCATCCTGGGGCGCCTGGGCGACGGTGAAGCATCCGGGGAAGTCGGCGAGCAGGGAGGCGGCCAGCGGGACGGGCACCTCGCGGTTCTCGCTGGGGAGCCAGATCCCATGCTCGGTCGAGCGGTAGGCCCCATCCCCTGCGGCCGGATGTCGGATCAAGGTCAGCAGCACAGGACACCTCGCGTAGCTGGGGCGCCGGGCCAGAGGTAGCCGAACCGCTCGCACACATCAGACTCCGCGGAAGCCACGAGGCGGATCAGATCGGGCGTGAAGTGGTCGAGGATGGGGCCGTGCGCCGGGCGGGGGAGGTGCCCTAGCAACGGCCCGGTTGCGTTGAGGCGCGGGACCTGGATGTCGCGCCCGTACAGCAGGCGCATCGACTCCGCGAGCCTTGGCAGGTCAACGAAGATGGGATCAGCCGTGCCCAGCATGTCGGCGAGGATGCGGGTCAGCGGCCCCGGGTGGGAGCCGCACAGCTTCTCGACCGCGAGCGCGAACGGGATCGGCCCCGGGCCTACCGCCTCGGCCAGCGGCCCGCGGGGGCGGTTCTCCAGGTCGATGTTGTGGTGGTAGAAGGTCAGCAGCCACGACCACGGGTCGCGGATCGTCGTCCACACATGGCGCCCCGCGAGCCACTCGGAAGGCAACTCGCGGAGCGGGAGGTGGGGACGAACGCCCCGGTGCCCGACGTGCTCTCCGAGCCCCGCCGCTTCCAGGGCCGCCGCAACGGACGTACCCCCGGTGTGCGGAAGGTGCAGGTAGAGCAGCCGGGCGCCGAGGACGGTCATCAGGAGACCCGCTCCCACTCGATGCTGGCGGACAGGTCGATGGCGACACCGGCGCCCGCGTGGGCGACGGCCAGGGTGAGGTAGTCGGTCGAGCCGCCGAACTCCCGCGCGGCCATGGCGGCAGCGGACGTCAGCAGCGAGAAGTTGCGCTCGGTGCCGTCGGTGAAGGCGGCCGCGGCGGTGGTGAGCGACGTCGCGATGCCGATTGCGCCCTGCGCCGCCGAGACGGTGGCGTAGTTGGTGGCGTGGGCCGCGCTCGTGGCGTTGGGCATGAGGTTGATCGCCTTGGCCTGCCACTCGCCCGAGATGCCCGGGGCGGGCACATCGACGCTGAAGGAGGTCCCGGCGGCGGTCTTGACCGCGACGAAGGTGACTCGTTGGTCTTTCATGGCTTGTTCTCCTGGAAGGGTTGAGCGGGCCCGGCGAGGTGCCGGGCCCTGGGATGGGTGGCGTCAGATCGCCATGTTGTACGAGTAGGCCACGCCGCCGGTGCTGACCTGGACGAAGTCGCGCCGGGTCTTGATGCCGAGATAGATCACGCCACGGGTGGCGTCCACCTGGGAGAAGACGCGGACCCCGTAGCGGCTGGCCCGCAGGTAGGCGGCGAGGGCGACGTGCAGGGCGCCGGTCTTGGTCATGGTGACGCCGTCGTAGATGCCCGCGGCCGTCATGGCGTTGCTCATGAATTGGCTGTGGACGATGTTCACCCCGGCAACCTGGCGCTGCGGCCCGGCGAGCACGGTGGCGGCGGCGCCCAGCTTCTCGGCGGTGGCGACCTGATCCAGGGTGTGGAAGTTCTTCCACAGGCCCCGCTTGGACCCGATGAAGGCCGCGCCCAGATCCGGCCCCTGGAGGCTGCCGAGGTCGGCGCCCCATGAAGCGAACGAGAAGGTCGAGCGGTCGGTAGCCTTGCTGGCGTCGATGGCGATGTGGCGCAGCCCGTTCCATGCCTTGCGGTGATCGTTGCTCGCGCCGCCGGGGGCCACGGGCCAGAAGCTGTCCGGGTTCCAGGTCGCAAGGCCGGTGTCCACGCTGGTGGTGCTGGCCTGGCCGTTGATGATGGCGTCCTCCTCCACGGATGCCGCGGCGAAGGCCATGCGCGTGGTGAAGATGTCCAGCGCGGAGAACACGGCCTCCTCGCTCGCATCCTCACCCACGATGGTCATGGCAGCCAGGGTCTTGAGCGCGACGGTCGCGCTGGATGTCGCGGCGTCGGAGGTCAGCAGCCGGGCGGGGTCGGCCCCGGGGGCGCTCTGGATGTAGGGCAGGAAGCCGGCGGTCAGCAGGGGGATCGTCCCGCTCCGCTGCACGCTGATTTCGCGGAACAGGCCGGGGACCATGCGGGCCTCGGCCTGCGACAGGGCCAACGACAGCTCGGGGTAGATGTCGGAAGGGATCCACTCGGAGCCGGTGCCGGTGCCGCCGTTGAAGGTACGGGCCAGGGGCTCGGGGAGGTAGGACCCGAGGCGCCGGATCTCGGAATCGTGGGTGGGGGTCGCCAGCGGTGCGTGGGGCTCGTTGTTCCGAACGTTCCGGCCGTGGGCGATCACGCGGGCGATGTTCCGTCTGCTGACGGCGCGCTGCATCTCGCGCTGGAGATCGTCGCGCGGGTCGTCATCCAGGTAGCCGTGGACCACGATGGAGGGGCGCTCCTCGTCGTCCTCGCGGTAGGCCAGCGGGACCGTGGTGCCGTCGTGCCGGCGCTCCACGCCGCGGAGGAGGACCATGCCGCCGGGGAGGACGTAGCGGGCGGTGAGCTCGGCGTCGGAGCCGTTGGCGCGGCCCACGGAAGCGAGGCGCTCTTCGAGGCGCTGGTTGGCCTCCTTGAGCGCGTCGATGGTGCTGGAGTCGGAGTTGGACCGGGTGGCCAGATCGCGGAGGAGCTTTTCGGCCGCGGCCTGATCGATGGTGTCGGGGATCACGATGTGAGGCATGTGCTCACTCCTGGGGGAAGCCCCACCAGCCGCGAGGCGTGGGGGCGGTTGAAGCCTCGGCCGCGGCGGCCTGGGGCAGGTGTGCGGGGGCAGCCAGGATGACCGCCTCCAGGTCAGTACGGAACTTCGGATCGGAGATGTTGCGCCGAGCGGCGGACAGGGCGCGCTCCGGGCCCTCGATGATCGTCGCGGTCGCGAGCCCTGGAAGGACCACGGCGGACTGCTCGATCAGCCGATTGCCGAACATCACATAGATGTCCGGGCTGTCGTCGTAGTACGGGTTTTCTCGCGGAAGTTGCTTGGCCGGAGAGATGGACTCGGGCACCCAGCGGGCGGACACGGCGGACAAGAATCCCTGGCGATAGAGGCGATCCAGGTTCGCCCCGCGCTCGCTGCCCAGGTCGAACACGATCTCGGAGATCAGCACGCCCTCGGAAGGCTCGGTCACCTGGAGCGCCCGGCCCACCGGGAGCATGTCGTCGGGATTGGTCGCGGGAGCTTCCCAGCTCGTGGCGTTGTGCTGGTAGAGGACAACCGGGTTCCGGGCATACTCGTTCAGGTCCCACGGGCCCGCGAGAACGAATCCATCGCGACCGACCACGGGCTCGGACAGCACGAAAATATGGGAGTCGGGCGAGAGGCGAGCGAAGCCAGAGGGCATCTCGGCACGCGCGGGCACCAGGGAGGCAGCGCGGCGCATGGTGCCGAGGTAGTGCAGGGCATCGCGCACCATGGGCGGGAGGGCATCGAAGCCGCGCACGGTGGACCACCACCCGCCGGCCGAACGAGGCTCGTCCTTGGGGGGAGGCCCATCGGCGGACTCCTTCTCGGGATCGTCGTCGGAGCGTGGCTCATCAGGCGGGCTCGCTTCGATGGTGAGCGCGGCGCCTGGCTCCAACTCCAGGGCGATATCGTCCTGGCCTGGGATCTTGAGGGTGAGGTGGGTAAGGGGCATCAGTCACGCTCCACGACGGGTACGAGTGCGCAGCGGCAGTTGACCACCATGGCCGGATGCGAGAACTGCCCGGGGGCGCTCCCAATCATCCCGATCATGCTGGTGGGCTCGACGAGGTTCCCGTGGCGGTCTTCGTGGGGAACAATGAAGTGGCCGTCTGTCTCGACGGTCTGCCCGTCCAGGGCGAAGTGGGCATCGCGGGTCGCGTCATCGCGCGAGGAGAGCCACTGCTTCTTGATGCGGATGCCTTGGTCTGCGACTTGGGCGCGGGCCTGGTTGTATGCCTGCTCTGTTCCTGCCGAGGTCGAACGGGTCGTCTCGGTGCGGGCGATCCGCAGGGCGCGCATGGCCGAGAAACCTTCCGACCGCATCAAGTTGAACTGCATGTCGGCGATGGTCTGGCCCTCCGCCAGCCCCGCCCTAACGATCTCGCCTACCGCGTTCTTGGTCGCCTGGGTGACGTTGCGGACGAGTTGGCCGAGGGCCTCGTCCACCAACTCGTCGATGCGGTCGGCGTTGTAGGTGACGCCTTCCCCGAGGTCGAGGTCGAGCTGCCCCTGGTCGAACGCGCGGGACAGGATGCGGCGGATGTCGGCGCGCACAGCGTCATCTAGGCGCTTGCGCTCGGCTACCTCGTCGAAGATGCGCCCTAGCATGGCGTCGAAGGCGTCTCGGTGGAGCGCTGCAAGCCCGAACCCGCGGCCGGCTTCCTCCTCCAGCGCCGCACTTACCCGCTCGGCCTGGGCCTTGAGGAAGGCGCGCACGGCGAGGTTCAGGTTGCGTTCGCCAACGGATAGGAGCTGCGCATCGATGGCTCGCCACCGCTCGGCGCGGGCTGGTTCGTCGTCGATGGGCGGGGGCTGTTCGGCACGGGCGACAAGGCGTGGCGGCCACCACTCGGATCGCGGTTCGGCCGCGGGCTCCGCGGCAACTTTGCTCGGCTTGGCCGACGCGATCAAAAGATCGGCTTCCGCGTGGAGCCCCTGGCTGCGCAGGGCCGCGTCGATGTCGGCGCCCATCAACCAGAAGCTGTTGGCGCGGGCGAAGGCATCCACTTTCCACGCCGCGAGTTCCTGGACTCCCGAAAGGTCCAGCTCGGCGTAGATGTCGCGCTCACCAGCCCGGCGCGCGATCTCCGTCCACGCCCAGCCGTGCAGCACCGCGTCGTCGGCGATGGACTCCCAGAAGACACCCTTCTGTTCGCGGGCCGTGGCGTAGTTGGCGGTTTCCAGCCCGACGAGGACGGGGGGGACTCGCAACGCCGCGAGGGTGGCCGAGCGATTGCTGTCCCGCACCGTCCCGGAAGCGAACTCCGACGGCGGGAAGGACAGCGGCTCGATCTTGACGTGGCCGGACGAGATGAACGCCCCGCCTGCCTCCCTGGTCGTGGCGCTGTAGGCGGCGCGCACATCCTGCACCTGGTCGCGGGTCCATCGGGTAGCCGAGTCGGCTGGCGAGAGGGCCACGGTCGGGCGGCCCTTCGCGGCGTTCTCGGTGTCCCGCTTGGTCTGGGCCAGCTCCGTGGAGAGCAACGATGACAACGGCCGGACCGCGCCGTCACCGTAGAACCGCTCGCTTGGGGTGTCGCGGAAGCTCGGGCGGCGAACGTGGACGACGAGGCGAGCGTCGAGACGCTTCGTGACCCCGTACCCGTCCTTGAACTCGTAGCCTTCTACGCCCCATTCAGAGGTGATGACCCGCATCCGCTTTGGCGGGACTCGGTGGATGGACAGGGCTCCGGCCTGTGCGGCGCGCTGGATGGCGGCAGGAGTCGCGCCAACGTCCACGCCGACGATGACGAGGTAGGCATCCCCGATGGCGTCGAGGTCGGCCTGAATCTCCTGGGTGAGGACGTGCTCGGGGGTGTAGCTGTTCGGCCGCTCGCGAAGGGTGGCGAGCCAGTGGTCATCCAGGTACTCACGGTTGCCGCCCCGCGACCAGCGGTAGACCTGGAACGGAAGGCGAGCAATTGAGGAAGCGCGAACCCGAATGCAGGCGTACACCCACGGGAACGAGAGCGGCGCCGAAGCCCCGGCGTCGGGGTCGTAGGCCGGGGTCTGTCCGAGATCCTGGGCGAAGTCGGAGCCGACCGGCGGGACATCCAGGCGCACGACCAGCCCCATGGCCCGCAGAAACCAGCGGGTAGGCCACGAGTCCGAGGGTAAGGCGGCGCGCATGTGACAGGCTTACACGGAGCCCGTCAGGATGTCAAGCGCGCGATCCGTTGTCATCCGGGAGCAGAGCAGAAGGCCCAGGCGCCCCCGCGTTCGTCCGCCAGCGTCCATCGCATCATCAGTTGGCTGGAGGCGTCCATGTCGTCGTCGTGGACGGCGAGCGGGAAGGAGCAGATCCCCTCGATGTAGTCGCCCACCCACGGGGCAATCTCGGGGTCTGGCAGAATGATCGCCCCGGACTCGGCTGCGCGCTCGTAGTAGCGAGCGCGGGCCGGCTTGCTCTTGTCGTCACCGGGGGTGTCCTTGCTCGGGTGGAAGCGGACCATGGCAACGCCGAGGTACGCGGGTTCCCGGGCGTCGAGGTAGTTGGTCCCGTTCGCCGTGTCCTCGATGAGCACGCCGCCCTGGGTGCGGACGATGAACCTGGCCCACTTGGCGATCATGGCATCCATGGCCCGGAAGTAGTCGAGGCTGTTCATGCGGGCGTGGACGCGGTCGAGCAGGTAGCGCCGAGCTCCAGCGCGGGCCCAGACCTGGATGGCGTTGAAGTCGCTCCCGGCGGTCCCCTTTTTCGCGGCATCGGTGGTGACCCAGACATCATCGGCGGTCGCGGCGATGTCCTCGGGGCGGCAGGCGTACCGCTCACGGAGCCACTCGCGGCGGATCATGCCGCCTTCCAGCGGGGTCGGGCGCTGCTGGTAGAGGCTGGCCCAGACGCGCTCACCGACACCTCCACGGATGCGCTCCAGGCGCTCCAGTGGGAACCGCTCGGGGAACAGAGCCTCCCCGGCCTTGCGGCGATCCTCGTCTTTCTCGGCGATGGCGGGGTAGCTGACTACCTCCCATCCTTCCGCCGGCTGGCGGAGCACAAGGCCGGTCAGGTCTTCGTGGTGCCAGCGGGTCGCCATGATGATGATCCCACCGCCAGGGGCAAGGCGGGTGTAGGCAACGCTGCTGTACCAGGACCATAGGCGACGACGTTCCGCCTGGGACTCGGCCGCGGACATGTCCTTGATCGGGTCGTCGATGCACAGGACGTGGGCACCGCGGCCGGTCAGAGGGCCACCGACACCTACAGCCTTGTATGAGCCGCCTCCGGGGATGCGCCAGTTGTTGGCGCGGTCTACGTCCGTCCTGCGGTAGTCGGCGTAATAGGCTTTCTCCGGCTTCTCTGGACGAAGGTGCGGGAAGACTTCGATGGCATCCCCGCGAGCCACCTCGCGGGAGTCGCGGGAGTTGTCGTCGGCCAGCTCCTGCCCATAGCTGGCGCAGACGAACTCGTGGTCTGGGTTGGTCGCGAGGTGCCAGATCGGGAACCGCTGCGAAACGATCCATGTCTTGCCGTGCCGTGGGGGCATGGCGATCACGAGGCGCGGCGAGAGCCCGGCGGAGACCTGGCGGGAGAAGGCCGAGAGGCGGGCGCACAAGTCGCGGTGGACCCATGACGCGATGTAGTCCGGGGGGCTGGTGAACTGCACGAAGCGCATCAGGCTGTCGGGGCGTTCCGTGCGCTTGGCGATGGCGAGCAATATCCGGCGCCACCTCTCATCGTCGCGGCGCGCGCGGTCGAGCTTGAGCCGTCGCAGCGGGTCGTCGGTGATGATGGCGGTGGAGGACACGGGATCAGCCTTCCATCTCGCACTCGCCGGGGCGGACCTCCCGCAGCTCGAAAACCTTCCCGGCACGCTCTGCCTCCAGGCGCTCAATCTCGGCGTCGAGCTGCTCGTCGGTGAGCTGGCGCTCGGGGTGCGCGGTCACGTCGATGTTCCCGGAGAGCTGGACGCGGGTTGGAGACTCGATGCCCAGGACGCGGGACTCGACCCCCAGAAGCGCGACATAGGCCCGCAGATCGTTGCGCTGGAGGGCGACGTTTTGCCCGAGTCGGCAGCGGGCGAGCCACCCGGCACGCGCGGCGTCGATGTCCTCCAGCTTCGCCGCGTCCCGCCACTGCTGTTCAACCCTGGCCCTCCAGACCTGGATCGTGCGGCGGGTGACCCCGTGGCGCTTGGCAAGTTCGCGCTGGACCACACGCGACCACTTCCCGGCCATCAGCACGGCCTCGACCTGGTCCAGGCCGACGGCGCGCTGCTCGATGGTCAGCTTCGGCATGGGTCACCCCAGCGAAAAGCTCGACGGGTCGCTACAGCGGCCCCACCTGCTCCTCGATCTGGGCCAGGATCTCCAGCGGCACGCGCCAGAGCCCTAGTTGGCCGCGGCACGGGATCGGCTCCGGTAGCGGCAGCGGGTCCGAGCACGGGATGCAGACGGGCCCACGCGCCCACTCCAGGCCGTTGCGCGCCTGGGAGATCGGGACGGCGGGCGCCATCCAGACCAGAGCGAGGATGGCGCTCAGAGGAAGCGAGCGCGGGTCTACGTCGGGCGCGACATCCCGCGCCCAATCGAGGCGGTCGTGCAGACGGGCCCCTGCATGCAGTGCCACCCACCGCCCGCGCTGGATGCCCGGATCCCTCGTCCGGTTCTCCCACGACTTCCGGCCCGTGGCGATCAGTGTCGCCCAAGGCTGGAGCACGGTCAATCCCCGCAGGTCGTAGGGCTCCCGGAGCGGCGCTGCCAGGTGCTCGGAGCGGGAGACCAGGCCGCGGCGGCGGTCCAGGGCGGACAGCTCGGATGCTGTGAGCTGGACCTGCACCCTCTCCGAGCGGAGGGCCGGGGGGGCGAGAGGTGGGCGCGGCATGGTGACTCCTGGTAGCGAGTAGCGATACCAGAATATCTGACGTATCCCGCGGCGGCAAGGGGCGGATCGAGATCATCGGTCGCGCCACTCGAAAGACGCGGTGATCTCGCCTCTACTCGCCGCCCCTCCCGCGCGCTCGGTGAGGGCGCCGCGCTGGACACCGGCGCGGCGGCGGGTGGACGGGCCCATCGCGCGGACGCAGCGCCACAGGGGCGAGCGGGCGAACGCGCGGACGAGGCCGGGGTGACGCGGGGTGACGCGGACGCGGTGAGGCTCCCGCTCCTGGTACTCACGGGCCAGGATCTCGAACAGCTTCATACCGATGCCGCAGCCTTGCCACTCTGGAAGCACAACCTCACGATGGAACATCCAGCACGGCTTGGACGATAACGGCTGATACCGGATCGCGCAGAAGGCAACCGGGTTTCCGTCAACCTCGGCCACATAGCACTGCGCCGCCTTGGACAACTCCGAGGTGAGGTAGTGCAGATGCTTGAATTTCTCCCACGTCGCGGCCGTGGTCTGGATGACATCCAGCTTGATCGGCGGGCGGCCAGCAAGTTCCCTCCAACGGAACATCACGCCTCCAGGGGACCGGCGGCGATGGCCGGGCCAACGTAGCGGAAAGAAGCCGTCTGGCGCTGGTGCCCGTCGCCTGCGGAGTAGTCCACGTTCCGCAGCTTGCCGACGGTCGAGAGCGCCCGGATGCACTCCCAGTTCGGAGAGCGGGCCATGGCCTTGATCAGCCCCCGATGGGCCGTCGCCGTCGTCACGGACCGGCCGGCGGACTTCCAGCATCCGCAGAGGTAGTCGCGCAAGGACATGCCGATCCCGACACCCTGATACCTCGGGTCCACCACCGTCCTGCACAGGCGCCACGCCTCGCGACCGTCGCGGCACCGCAGGAAATCCTTGGCCAGGGAGCACCACGCGACGGGCTCGGAGCCGATGTATGCCGCATAGCAGACCGCAGCGGTGGGGTGTGAGGCGGTCAGATAGTGATACATCGAGAAGTGGTCCCAGGCTTGCGGAAGCGCGCGAGCGAGTGTGATCTTGATGGGCGGTCGGCCTTGAACCGACCTCCAGTCAAAAGGGCGCTGTGCGTCTCCAAGGTCAAGCACCCAATCCGGATCGAGCCACGCCTCAACGTCGTAGTGGCACGTCACGGCCACGAACTTCCGTCCCTCCATGCGGCGGACTGCGCGGGAGACCGCAGCGGAACAGACCTGCGCGACCTGGCGGTCCACGACGGAAGTAAACTCGTCCACCACCACCAGGCCGTCGTTCTCGGCGAGCGCACGGGCCAGGGTCGCCCTGAACTGCTGGCCCGTGGAGAGCACCCGGAACGGGCGGAGCCACTCGGGCACCGAGCCGAACCCGACCGCCGACAGAAATCCAGCCGCGGCGTCGGTCGCCATGGCTTGAGGGAAGGCATCCAGGATGCAGCGGTCGGAGGGCCAGTCGAACCCCTGGACGACGCGCTCGCCGAACAAGTGCCGCGCGATGGTTGATTTCCCGGACCCCGAGGGGCCGACGATGAGCCCCACGGCCCAAGGGCGTTCTTCGATGGGGACATCGAGGTTCCACTCGACGCGATGGCCGGAGTCGGGCTTGACGTCGAACAGCGAAGCGAGCTGTGCGACGCGTCCAGAAGTCCGGATCGCGCTCTCAACTACAAGCTCCACGCGCGACATTCGCGGCCCTCCTCAATGAGTTGCTCGAGGATCTCGCGCTGGTCCGCCTCGTCGCGGCACGTCACCAGCACGGCATAGGTCCCCTGCATGGCGTCGATGTCTGGGCCGGCGTCGTTGCTTTCGGGAGGATCTGCTGCGGGTTCATCGTCGCCCACCAACAGCGCCTCAAGCTCCGCGTCGTCCCAGCCCAGCCCAGCGAGCGCGTCTTCTCCATCGAGGCCGCGGAGGATCTCGGCCAAGGCGCCGTTGTCCCACTCCGCGATCTCGGCGCTCCGGTTGAGCACAAGGGCGAGGCGGGTCGCGTCGATGCCGTGGGTGTCCACCTCGGCGACCTCGACATCCTCGACGCCCAAGGACCGCAGCTCCCCAAGGCGGCAGTTGCCACCGATGACCCTGCCGGTCCCCTTCTCCACGACGAGGGCCTCTACCTGGCCGAACTCGGCGAGGGAAGCGCGCACGATGGCCCGGTTGCGGTCCGGGTGGCGCCGAACGTTGGCCGGGTCTTCGTGGAGTGTGTCAATCCGCACACGCTTGAACTTGACTCGTTCCATTCCGCGCACCTCGGGGATGAAGGTCTATCCTCACCCACCCTACCACGTCTCTCGCCACGTCGGCTACAATGTCCGCGGAGGTTCACGATGCTTCTCGCCCTCGCCTTCCTCGCCTGCGCTTCGACCACCGCCCCAGCCGACTCCGAGTTGCCGCCGGAGCGCGACTTCGCCGGATGGGACCTGCACGACCCCGGCGAGACCATCGACATCGAGGATGGCTACCCGCTCATCCTCTGCTGCGGGCGCCTGGACGCTGGCGACGGTTGCGGCCCGGCGATCTCATGGCTCGCCGGGCTGACCGCGCTCACCGTCGAGTGCGAGCATGGCGCAGAGTCCGTTGCCGTGCGCTGGATGTAGGGGGGGTACACCCGCAGGCCCGCTCTGCTCATGGTGCGCTGACTGTAGTATCACCCATCCCACTCGCCGCTGTCGCAGTAGCTCGGAACCACCTCCACCGGCGGGCCCCTTCTGACCTCGGGAGCGCCACGCATGGCGGCCCGCAGATCCTCCCGCGCCTGGTCCCTGGACAGCCCCCACCCCTTCGTGGCAGCCCGAGCCCGAAAGGCTGCCCACGCCGCTTCCCCCATGCGTTCACGAGCCGTAATGATCGGCCGGTCACGGTCTGTGACGATCACGAGGCTGCATCCCTGGGCCCGCGCCTCGGCCAGCACCTCTACGTAGGTTGCGTGCCCCTGGTACTCCCTGCCACGCTCGCAAGTGCATGCACAGATCGCGTGCCGTCTCACCTCTGCGCCTGTCTCGCTGTCGGTCCAGACCCGCAGCACCTCGCGGGTGCCCTGGCCCTGGCAATCGCGACATCCACTGGAGTCGGGCCTCCTGGCACACCGCAGGATGGCGGCCCGCAGCTCTGCCGCCGTGGGTGGCTTGTCCTCCACCTGGGCCCACCCGCTCGCCCCACGGTCGCAGGCGTCGTCCTGCACCCAGTCGGGCAGGCGCAGGTGCTCATGCTCCATGAGCAGTCGCACGAGGCCATCAGCCCATCGGTCCTGTCGCCCGTAGCCGTCTGCGAGCACTCCGACGGCAGCGATCACGGCCTGTCTCGATGCCATCACTCACCTCCTACGACGAGCTGTAGCGGTGCCTTCCTGGCTGCGTACCAATCTCGGCGATCAAGCGCCTTGCCGCGTACCATCATCGGCTTGTCGTCCGGGTCGGGGCGGAATTTGACACCCATCTCGGGCACCCACGGGTGGAGGTCGGACGGATCCGCAGCGGCCGTCGTCGGGTCGGCCTCCGCCCCCCTGGCTAGGTCGAGGTACTCCCCCCGGTGACTGGCCCGCAGGTAGGTATCGGGCGAGTCGTGCCCGCCCTCGCGGAGGAATCGCGCCCTCTGGTGCGGGCTGGAGGCGACCCACCTGGCGATCTGCTCGACACCCTGGGCGCCTACCTCGGCCACGGCGCCTTTCAGGGTCTTCCTCCGGGCGTCGGTGAGCAGGAGGGCCTTGCCGCCCCGGATGCCACAGAGGGTCGCCCAGAGGGCCGGGTAGTCCACGCCGTTGCGGGGTGCGGTCGGCTGGGCCTGGGGCTCCTGCTGGACAGGAGGGGGATCTGGGATGCCCGCTCCAGCGGGCGAGGCCCCGTCAGGGGCAGGTACGCATGGATCCTCCTCTCCTGTCTGTCTCTCGTCATCCAGAGGATCGCGCGCGCGCGATGGCGTGTTGGCGGCGTGTTGGCGGCGTGTTGGCGGCGTGTTGGGCGCCTCCGAAACGGCAGGTTCGCCCGTGCTCTGGTGTGTCGCTGCCGTGTTGACGCCGTGTTGGAGGCGTGTTGAGACCGTGTTGGCGGTCGCTTCGCCGGGCCAGACTGCCCGCTCTGCGTCCACCATGGCGAGAAGGCGGCGGGCCCTCGTGCTGCCCCACCCGGTGAGTCCGATCACCCACCTCACGCTGACAGGATCGCCGTCGCGCCTCCCCCTCCAGGTCAGCAGCCAGGCTGTCGAAGCCGGGCATGGGTTGTCCTTCGTCCACTTGCGCTCCCGGTCCTCGTTGATGAGGCTGTCGGGGCACGGGCGCCATGTTTCGATCATGAGGGGCCTTCCTCTTTGGGGAGGGACCGC